TCCACAGTTAGTTCCAACTTGTGCAAATGCAAAAGTAAATGGTTGACCAACAAAACGTTGAGTAAATAATGCAGTATCTGTCCAAACATAAATTGCATCTCTACCTCTTATTGCTCCCATGATCTGTGATCCGTCGGCCAGTCTCTGTGTACCAGCTGTATTGGTTGCTGTTGGAATATAAGTGTTTATATCTTCTTGGTCCGAGAATCTTATAAACATATCGTCTTGTGTGCTTGGTGTTCCAATAGTTGTTTCAGTTCCAAAAAACACTAAGTGTCTATCTGGTGTTGATACTAACATGTGACGTGATGCTGTTGGTGCACCAGATATAACTGTTGCACGTGTCGATGTAGCATTTGATAGAGATGAGTCCCATTGAAATACAGGGCCATCATGAATTAAACAAATCGCTTTGTCACCAAAATTATCTAATGACCACATACCAGGTTCAAGAACTAAATCTCCTGAAGCAGCTTCACCCCATGCAACAAAGTCAGATGTATCTGTAACAGTAGCTCCGTCACTGTGAGCTGCTCTTGTTGTTCCTCTAACTGCTCTTGTAATACCTGTTAAATCATTTCCTGATACACCTGTATACGAAATTTCTTCTGTTCCTACTTTAAAAAAATTTGTACCTGATGATGGAAAGTTAGCAGTGCTTGTTAATGTAATAGAAGTTCCAGATCCACCAGTACCAAATGCATTATCTCCTAAAGCTCCATTTAAAGTTGTTGTTTGAGGACCAGCTGCTTCACCACCCCAAGAACCTAAACCATAACCAAATCCTTGAGCTTGAACAGCAGGACCTACTGTATAATATTTTTTAATAGTTATTCCTCCTGATGTTGTTGCACCAGAACCTGATTCATTAGAGGACATAGTAATTGTTATTGTTGTATTAGTAGGTGTAGTAGTTACCATAAATTTTTTATCATCAAAATCTGATGCACTATAATTTGAGTTAGTGATTGTAGAAAAACTACTCATTAAAAGTATATCACCAGGGACTAAATTGTGTGCACTGGAATAAGTTATTGTGACTGTTGGAGATCCATTTGTTGTGCTAAATGCACTTGTTAAAGTAGTTGTGCTTTCAATAGGGTGAATGTCATAAAATACTCCACCAGAAAATGCATATAAAATTCTGTTTGTTCCTATAATTGCATATTTTCTAGATAAACTATTTATAAAATGATGAAGGCCACGTCCTGCACCAGTTAATTCATTTTGATTTAAGGTACCTAGTTGTTTCCAACCACCTATTTTTTCAGGTACACCATAACGAAACCTAGCGTTATCACAGTTTATCCACTGACCTTCGGCTCCGGTTTCTGAAATTTGTTTATTTATTCCTGGTTGAAATCCTATTTTTTGTAGCATAGATCCTCATAATATAGGGATTTTAATTTTTTGGTAGTATTATATTCTATTCTAATTTAAATATCAAATTATCTAAATGGGCCTTTTTAAGCTTATTTTGTTTTAAGTATTGCTTGACAGTTCCAATGTATAAATCTGAAGGGCTCATATCCCATATCAACAGTATATTGATGAGGCATGTACGAAGGAAAAAACATCATTCTTCCTGGTTTTACTTTATAATATATTTGTGAAGTCGCATAACTTACTTTTGTTTTATCTTTTTCTGGTAAAAGATTCATTATATTACCAGGTCTAGGATCTTCAAAAACTGGCATTGATGTTTTTTCACTTGCTTTTAAAAAATAAAAACCAGATATGTGACCATTCCAATGTGTATGTAAAGAATGATAACCACCACCATTGTTTGGAAATTCTTGAACCCACATTTCAGTAGTAAAAACTTGATGGTTTGTTAAATCAAAACCCATTTCTTCTAATAAATTATGTGAAGTTGCTCCAATATAATTTTGTAATTCTTTAAAACTAGGTTCATTAATTAAACTTTTTGAATGAAAAACATGACCCATATCTCCTTTATCACCAAATTTTTTATTTCTTTCATCTATAGTTTGTTTTAAATCTTTTTTAGCTTTTTTTATATAAAAATTAGACGCTTTATTTAAATCTTTTACAAATTTTTTTTGGTCTGCATACCAAATAGGACAAGAAAAATAATCTTCTCTCGTTAATTGTTTTGGATAACTTTCTATCATATATTATAACTTTCTTTGTTTTTATAAATATTTTATATACTATGGAGTATAAGATGTCCAGGATAAACCTGATGCGTCCCAATAATAGTGATTATCATCACTAGAAGTGTCTGTAGCAATCCATCTTAAATTATCTTCATCCCAATCTATTAAATATAGATATTCATCACCATTTTCATCGGTGTATTTATTAGTTGTTGGATAAGTTACTGGTGCAACATATATGCATTTTGCCTCATCTATCGTCCAAGAATTATAAGGTTGTGGTGGTATAAATGCATCTCTTTCTAAATCATAAGTATAACCAATACCTGCATAATTTTTTCTATGAGGTGTTCCTCCTAATGAATGTTCTCCTTCAAAAGTATTGAAAGAAGTTTGTTTCCAAACAGTATCACTACCGTGTAAGTTTTTTAAAAAATCAATACCTAATTGTTCTTGTTCTTGTTCATTAGCATCTGTTATAACGTCATTATTTACTACATGAACTGCTATAACTTTACTGTCTGAATCTAATTTTGCAAAATGTGCCATTATGCTGTGTAACTCCCATCTCCAGTAAATTGCATAATTGTATCTGATCCAGATGTACTAGTACTAGGACTTCCTGAAGTTGTACTTGAAAAACTAGCTGTAGGCACTCTTAAAACTACAATACCAGATCCGCCATTTCCACCGTTACCGCTGTTGTAATGACCGCCGCCTCCTCCGCCGCCTTTATTTGTAGTTCCGTGTGAACCAGATCCAGAACCAGCGCCATCTCCGCCACCGCCAGATCCGCCGTCTGCTTGTCCATGTGCACCTGCTCCTCCTCCGCCTCCAGCTCTAGTTACTGCAGAAGCTGTAATAGAAGATGATAGACCATCTCCACCATCTCCAGGAGTTTCACCTGAGTTGTTATTTCCAGTGTTAGAGGCTCCTCCACCTCCAGCGCCACCTACAGAACAAGTTCCAGTTACATTTCCACCAGCTCTTCCTTGATTAGCTGTACCTGCTCCTCCAGATGATCCTGTGTTTTTAGCTCCTCCGCCTCCAGAACCTCCAGAATTAGGAGCAACCGTTGAATTTTTATTGGGATTTGATCCACCTCTACCACCACCAATTGAAGTGACCGTAGTTATTCCTGTTCCTGAAATAACTGAGTTACTTCCATTGTTAGCAGTTCCATTATAAGATGGTCCACTAGCGCCACCACCGACTGTTATGGTATATTGAACACCTGGTGTTAAAGTCAAAACAGATTCTGTAGATGAGTCGGCTCCTGAAGTTTCTGAACCAAATGAATTTCTATATCCGCCAGCTCCTCCGCCACCACCACCGACAGATCCTCCCGAACCACCTCCAGCGATAACTAAATAAGAAGCACTATAAGGTGCTTTACCTGCACTACCAGAACCAAATCCTAAAACTTGATAACCAAAAGATTTATTTTTTTTTGTTTGGATATTTTTTGTATTCTTACCTGGTGTAAGTTTATTTTTTAATTCTCTCATATCTAAATTCCTTATGCGTCGTTAGCGGCATCAGTAGTAAAGAATAATTTTATACCTAATAATTTTGCATCTGCTGTTAAGTTATCTGCTGACACATCTCTAAAGATACTAAAAAATACTTCTTCTCCTGCTGCAGGGGATCCTGCTATTGTAAGCGCTCCACTTTCTGCTGTTACTGCTAAATCGTTTGCTGTACCACTCATAGCTTTTGCTGTCGGTCCTACAGCTGTTCCAAAACCTGTATCAATAGCACCATCATCAGCTACTGCTACCGCATTTAATTTCCATGCTGTAGTTCCTGTGTTTGTTGTAGCAGCTGTAAAAAATGCTTGAAATGTTACTGTGCCTTCGTTCCATGATTTAGGAAATGCTATTGCAAATTGAGCAAACTCATCACTATCTTTATCAAAATCTAAAGATTTAAGTTCAGGTTGTCCAGCTGTTAATTCTGTTTGTTCAAGATCTGCACAACCATTTGTAGTTGTTGGATACATTGCAACTGCTGGAATCCAAATACTTTCTTTTCCTGCAATTTTAATAGCTGCTGTATTATCACCACCATCAACACCTTTTACAACTCCAGTTCCATTAGGAGCAAGAGTTATATCACCATTGGCTGCATCAGTAATTGTAATAGTACCTGAGTTTGTTCCAGAGTTTGTGCTTAAAATAAGGTCAGCAGCTCCACCTGTTGTGACTGTAAGAGTTCCTGCACCATTTGAAGTTAAAACAGCTGCCGCTCCAGAGTCTCCAACCTTTACAGTATCAGCTGAAAGAACAACATCTCCTGTGCCATTTGGTGCAACAGTAATATCATTATTAGCTGCATCTGTGATTGTAATTGTACCTGAATCAGTTCCACTGTTTGTGCTTAATACTAAATCTGCAGCACCGCCTGTTGTAACTGTAAGTGCTCCTGCTCCATTTGAAGTTAACGTAGCAGCTGCTCCAGAGTCTCCAACTTTTACAGTATCACCAGCAAGAACAACATCTCCAGTTCCTTTTGGAGTTATATTAATATCAATATTTGAATCACCACCTGTAGATGAAAGAGTAGGTCCAGCACCAGTTGCTGCGTTTGCAATTGTAAATTCATTTACTGCAGAACCAGTCGCTGTTAAAAGCGCAAGTTCATTTCCGTTAGTATCTAAAATTGAAGTTCCAATTTTTGGTGAAGTTAAAGTTTTGTTTGTTAAAGTTTGAGTTCCAGTTAATGTAACATCACCAGCAGGTAATGTATCTATATCTGGATTAGTTCCATCATTTGCAGTTGCAAATACAAGAGCATCACCTTTATCTCCTGCTGCAAAAGTAAATGAATCACCACTTCCCGATACATATTTAAACTGAACTGTGTGTGATCCTGAAGTTGAATTTCTTAAAAAATAAAAAGTTTGAACATCTAAAGGTATTGTTACAATTTGATTTCCAGAAATAG